TTGGCCACCGGCGGTGCATAGGCCGCCAACCCGGTCAGGGTATTGCAGCTCTCGCAGAACTCGCCGGGCAGGCCGAGATAGATGGCCTTGACCATCGGCTCGCCGCAATTGGGGCAGCTCATGCGCCGCCTCCCAGCACGCCCTTCGCGGCGTTAGCGGCAGCGGCCATGATGGCACTCGGCGAGGGCGCCCTAACGCCATCGACCGCTGCCCGGCCCATCGCAACCTCGCGGCCGCGAGGCGTCGCCAGCAGCAGGCCGGGCTGATTTGCCACCAGACCTTGCTGCGCCAGCCAAGCGATCTGCTCCTCGACATCCAAGGTCGAGACGGTCAGGGTCAGGGCGTTGAGGCCGTCGACCACCCAGGCGATGGTGGGCAGCGGCGCGACGCCGGGACAAGTAGTGTGGCCCTGGGCGACATCAAGCCCGGCCTGGGTCAGCATCGCCCCTTCGGCGGGTTGCACCTGGCGGGCGACCAATCCCTGATCGGCCAGCCATTTGACCAGGACGCGCACCTGGTCGCGGGTCAGGCTCAGGCCGTAATCGCTCATGCCGTCATGCAGCAACGAGACGGTGGCGCTGAGGCCGGGGCAGCGGGCCAGATCTCGCAGGATGCAGATCCGGGCATTCTCATCGGCGGGCTGGTCGGTGACCAGGCGCAGCATGGCCAGCCGGACATGTCCCAGCCAGCGGGCGGAGAAATTGCTCATCTTCCTTCCAGTCCGATATGCACCAGGGTGTTGACCGTATCCTGCAACCCGGCTACGGCCTTGTTCACCCCTTCCACCGTCGATTGGATGCCCTGGACATTGGCGGCGATCAGACCGACCTGCTGGCTGATCCGGTCCAGGTCTTCTTTCGTCGGCATGTGGTTGAGGGTCGTTTCAAGGCGCTCGAATCGCACCTCGCCGGCATGCAGGCGGCGATCCAGTTCGGCATGCTGTTCGGCATGGCGGGTCTGGAAGACCGAGAGTTCGGCCTTGGTCACCCATTCGCGCCGCATGGCCCAGATGATCCAGGCACAGATCGTCGAAACTGCGCCGCCAGCCGTACCGCCGATCATCAGTGCCATCTTCAGCCACTCGCTCCACTCAGCCATTCTTTTCGCTCTTCCCGCTTTCCTTCTGAGGAGCCTGGCCTGCCGGCACCGGCCGGCGCTTCAACGCTCGTTCAAGCGCCCAGCGGCGGAATAGCTCTTCCGCCGCCTGCGCCTGGTCGCCCAGATCAGCCATGATGACCTTGGATCTTCGCGTGCAGCTCGTCCGACACTGCCGCGAGGCGGTCCCACTCCTCGGGCGTCGGATTTCGGCACTCCCGCACCATCGATTCGATATCCTTGCGCGCCTGGACTGCGGCGGAGACACCACGCGCGGCGGCATCGGCGATGTTCAGACCCATCAGCAGCAGTTGGGCCAGCATCATCTTGTCCATCAGCTTTCCCCTTGATGCAGGTAGTCGGAGAGCGCCTCCACCGCCTCCCGCGCCGCCGACAGGGCGGCCGGCAGGCCAACATCCTCGCCCTTGCGTGCGGCCTCGCGCGCAGCGGAGACCGAGGCGTAGGCGATGGCTTCGAGACGGCGGATATGCGCCTGAGTATTGGCCGAGAGGCTGCCCGACTGGATGGCTGCCAGGGCGACGCGCTGCGCCTGCTGATAATCCGCTTCAAGCGCCCAGACCCGTTGCTCCAGGGACTCGGCCTTGGGTGTGGCACAGGCAGAAAGGCCGATGGTCAGTGCAGGCACGACCAGCGCCAGGGCCAGGATCGAATGATTGACGGCGGGCGGCTTGTTGCGGTTGAAGATCGGCGCGCTGGTGACGGCGCGCAGGATCAGATTGAGCAGGCCCCAGAGCAAAATAAAGGCATCGGCATATTGCATGGCCATGGCCATGTCCGTCTTGATGCCGATCAGGCCGAGGCCGACCATCAGGATGTTGGCGATAATCGTCTTGTAGCCGTTGAGCATCACACCCTCACGGAATGTCGTTGTAGAAGAGGTGCGAGCCGATGCTGACGACGGGCTTGCGGCCCTGCGCCCAGTCGGGCGACACCGAGCGGGTGTGGTAATGATCGGCGCCCTGGGTGGCGTCCGTGAATCCGGGCTCGCCGTTGACAACGGCGCAGGCGACCAGCGTCGCCCGGCGCAAGGCCGGATCGGACAGGTCGGCCGCGATCAATTTCGGACGGTTGGGGTCGGCGGCATTCCAGCACGAGAATTGCCAAGCCTTGAGACAGACCGCAGCGATGCTGTGATCCTGGTATCCGGGCACGCCTGCGCCATACCAGCGCCGCCGGCGCACGCGATTCAAGATGACATGCGCGACGGCGGTCATGCCGGCGATGCCTTCGCCGCGCGCCTCGCCGTAGAGTGTGCGGGCCAGGATGTCGATGTCCGTAGCGGACGGGGATAATTGGGTCATGGGGCCTCCCGTAAGGGGTACCCCGGCAGGATGCGCGCGCGTGCGGCGGCAACCCAGCTAAAGGACTTTAGCCTTGGGCCAGATACTCGATCAGGTCGAGCTGGCGGGCATCAGGCAGATCACGCTGGATCTGGTAGACCCGCTGCTCGGTGATGCCGGCTGCGCGGGCGATCCTGGCCTTGCTCCAGCCGCGCTGCAACAGGTCGGCCACCAGGGCGCGGCGCCCCTGGCTGCGCAGCGCCGGCACATCAATGCTGTTGCCGGCGTAATGCGCGATCAGCTGGAGGGCCATCTCCCGGCCGAGCACCAGGAGAGGATGCCCCTCGGTCAAGCCCGCCGGCACATAGATCCGCGTGCCGCCGAAATGCTTTACCACGGCATTGGCCACGTCAACAGATGTGTGCTCGGTCAGATCGATATAAGCTTGCGGCAGGCCGCGCGGCGCCGGCCGCGCCTTAGCCATGGCCGCCCCCCGTCCGCTCGGTCCAGCGCTTCAGCTGCTCGATCAGGCGCCGCTTCTCGCGCGCATCGCAGAAGCGCAGGTCGGACTTGCCGACCTGGTTCTCGATCCAGGCGCGCAGGGCTTTCTCGGAGCGGTCGACGAGTTGCCCCGCTTTGCCCAACTCGATCCAAAGCCCCCGGATCATCTGCGATTGCGGATCGCGGGCTGCCGGTGCCGGCAAGGCCGCCTTCGCCGGCTTCCAGCCCAGGCGCTTGAACTCCTTCAGGATCTGATCGAGTTGGTGATCGCGCAGGCCCTTGGCGCTGTCTTGGCCGGTGATCCGCTTGAGGATGGCGCGATAGGTCTCCTCGTCGAGGGCGAGTTCCTTGCGCGCGATATGGACCTTGGCCAG